ATGGCGGAACTGGCAGACGCGCTAGATTCAGGTTCTAGTGAGGGAAACTTCATGCAGGTTCAAGTCCTGTTATCCGCACCAAAGTCAAGTAAAATCAACGGTTTAGATATAAACTCTATAACTTAATAAGAAATAATAGAGGGAAATCCCTCAACAGATTATATATACAGATATTTATAATTTGTTGGGGGATTTTTTATGTGTGTTTTTATATAACGTACACATTATTAGGGGTGAAATTATGAGAAAAAAAATTGAATTACAAGAAATTCAAGAAAAAAATTTAACTTTAGAGCAAGGATTTAAAAAATTTATTGTAAGTTGTAAAGTTAAAAATTTACGACCAAGTACAATAAAGCATTATAAAGATATTGTAGGAGTATTTTTTAAATTTATACCAAAGAAAACATTATGTTCTGAAATAACAAAAGAGATTATAGATAGATTTGTTATTTATATGCAGGAGAATAGGAAAGAAAAGGACGTAAGTATAAACTCAACTTTAATGAATTTGAGAGTTTTTATCTACTATTTAATGCGATATGATTATGTACCAACTTTTAAAATTAGTAAATTAAAAGTAGATAAAGATATTATAAATACTTATTCAGATGCAGAAATAAAAATACTTCTAAAAAAACCAGACCTTAAAAAATGTAAGTTTTTAGAATATCGTAATTGGGTAATTTGCAATTTCTTACTTGGAACAGGTTGTCGTGCAAGAACACTTGTAAATTTAAAGATTAAAGATCTTGATTTTGAAAATAATTTAATAACTTATAGATTTACAAAAAATAGAAGACAACAGATAATACCAATGTCTTCTGCATTAAGGAATATTTTACTTGAATATTTAGAATACAGGAAAGGTCAGGAAGATGATTATTTATTTGTAAATGCTTATGGTGAATATCTAAAGACAGAATGGTTAAGCCACAATTTAATTGACTACAATCGTAAACGTGGGGTTGCTACTACAGGGGTACACAGGTGGAGACATACGTTCGCTAAAAAATGGATTTTAAATCATGGAGATATATTTAGATTACAAAAAATATTAGGTCATAGTTCCATGGATATGGTTAGAAATTATGTAAATATGTTTCAAACAGATCTATCGAATGAATTTGATAAATTTAATCCACTTGACCAAATGGAGCAGAATAGAAAAGGTTATATAAAAATGCAAAGGAAATGATTGCATGAATTGGCATATATAAGACGTTTAATCCATCCAGACAAGTAAATATACATTCTACAGAATGGACTCTCTCAGAATGGTTCTATGGAGCATGTAAAGGTATATAAAAGAAATAAGCCACCCAAAAGGTGACTACAATTTAATATCAACAATATGTCTTGTAAAACCAAAACTATTATTGAAAATCTATATCCCACTAACATAGATTTTATCAAAAAAATTAAGGTTTTGCAAGGTGTATTTCTTATACTCTTTTTTCTGGTATATGTGAGTTGTCTATGCACTGGAATAACTATAAAATATCCAGTGGTTACATGAAGCCGATGCTATAAAATTCATGGGGACGTATAATAATTTCTGCTATTATAAAAATGCCCCTCAACTGGGTACATCTGACCAGTAAAAATATTAGATGGGGTGGATTAGTAGTTGAAAGACGGCAATGTATTAATTATCCACAACCTGTGGACAAGTATTGAAGGGTACTAATTTTAATATTAAAAATACATTACAATAGTAGTAATAAACTGGATACTTCAGCACGTACAGAAGTATTTTTTTTGTTTTGCCCTGATTTTAGGGCAAACTATACCCTGAACGTGCTTAGCAAACCAGAAGTATATAAGGCTTGAACCAAAAGTCAAGAGTATAACAAAATTTACATTTAATAGATTATACCAATATTGGAATAATAGTATTGAGGTGTAAATGTATGTTCGAGTATCGTCAGGAAAAACAATTGCAGATGTTTTTAATATTGAATGGAAAATCACATTTAGGATTTGATGTACTTGGAGAAGAAGAGGATATATATTGTAATGGTATAAAAAAGAGATTTGATTTGATAGGTAAAAATAAAAGTTGTATTTTTCTTGTTGAATTAAAACGTGAAAAAGTACAGATTATAAAAAAGAAGGATCTATATAAAATAATAAAGATTTCAAAAGAATATAAAACTTTTAAGAAAATAAAGGTTTTATTAGTAGGTACTAAGATGAATGATTCTATAAAAAATAAAATTAATAAATACAAAAATATTGATATTTTACTACTAGAAAATGTTAAATTTAATAAACATATAAAAAAATCAGAAAATGGAAAAAAGAAATTTTTATATTATACTGATATAGAAATATTAGTTATGTTTCAATTACAAGAAAAACTGGAAAAAGAATTTTTTGAATATGTTGTTGATCATAAAATATACCATAAAGATATGATGGTGATATTCTTTAGATTTAATAATAATTTAGGAATAAATTTGAATTGTTATAGAAAAATCAATTGTGAAAATAATTCAGATTATGAATATACCGTAATATTCCAATATGAAATAGTATATTATTGTGAAAGTCCATTCGTATATTCAGAAGTTATAAGAATTTTTAAATCTATTTCTGTTAGTTATATGAATAAAATATTTGGATTTATTAAAGATATGAAATTATATTACTTTGGAATTTATGACTGTAATTATATTTATCTATCTAGCCAGTTAGAAATGAGAAAAGACAAATTTATTAAATATATGAATGATTCTATAAAAGAAATTTGTATGTATGGTGATTTAATAAGGGAAAGAATTAAATCTAAAAGTAATAAAACGAAGTATTGTAAAGAATGTTCCAAAGAAATTAAAGAAGAAAATATAAGAAAAAGAGTTCAAGAATATAGGGAAGAACGTAAAAAGGAAGAAAAATAGGAAACTCTATAAACTGGCTTATATCAAGGGATTACAATGATTTGAATTAAAAAATGTAAGTTCTCTAATATGAGTATATAAAGAGTTAAAACTAAAAATATTGCAAGGCAAAATTTATTTATAATACTTCAAACATAGTCATATCAAGGGTTCTAATAATTGACTAATTCCTTGTATATGAGTATTGTAAGAAAAACGAAAAATGTTGACTAAATAGAAATCTTTCTGAACTGGCTTATATCAACGGTTTACAGAGATTTAGATTTTGTGTATTATTTAACAAAATAACCTTAGACGTTGATATAACTAACTTAGGTGGCAATTTTGTTAATGAGTCTCTAAAGGAAAGAGCCACCAATGTAACGAAAATCCGAAAAATAGAAATCTTTAATAAATGGCTTAGTATCAATGGCTAAGGTACATTTTTAGTGTATATATTTATCAGTAGTGGAAAAGAGTTAAATAATTTAATTCGGACGAAGTAGAAACACTTGTAAATTGACTTATATCAATGGATAAGACTATGTTCAAATTTAAAAATGCAATTTTCCTAATATGAGTATATAAAGAGAGAAATGAAAAATAACCACCAATAAAAATCTTTGTGAATTGGCTTATATCAACGGTTTACAACTTTTCAAATAATTTTGTTATATAGAGTATAAATAGAATTAAATATTATTATAAGTATTTTTTAATGAATTTTTAGTGAAATATAAAATTATTAAAAGCGTAAAAGCGTTGGTATATCTAGGCTTAGAGTAGATATCCAAAAATAAAAATAGTGCGATTATAGGAGGGGGCAAAACTATATATAATAAAACACCTATAAAGCAGTAATATCAATGGAGCAACACTTGTCAACGATTATGCTACAATAGGGACAAAACTAAAAAATATAAAAATGTTTGATTTGCTAGACAAGTAGAAAACCCTCTAACATGGCTCATATCAACGGCTAATACCATGTGAAAATTTAAAAATGTAAATTCCCTAATATGGGAAGTAAATAGTAAAATTTTTAATTTGGGGACATAAAATAATTTTGATGTACTTCAAATATAGATGTATCAAGGATTTCAGAAAATAATTAATTCCTTGTATATAGGTAGTGTAACAAAAATTGCAAGGCAAAATTTACTTGTGATACCTTAAACCTAACAATATCAAGGATTTTGGATGTTTGCTAATTCCTTGTATATAGTATATGAGCAACAAAAATTGCAAAAGTGGCACTTTACCGTCGTTATTTTATTTTAAAAAAACCTGTAAGACTAGCAGTATCAATGACTTTCAGAGTTACCTATCTTGGGATATATGGAGGGGTATAAATGAATGTTTGAAATAGAAAAATCCCTAAATTAAGTTATATCAACGGTTTACAAGGATTCGTATAATTTTGTTATATAGAGTATAAATAGAATCTCGACTGATATAAAGACCTTATAAACTAACTTATATCAAGGGTTCACAAGGATTGATTAAAAATTCCTTTAAGGGATATATAAAAACAACGTGAAAAAATGAAGAATGTCACGAAATAGAAAACTCTGTGAACTGGCTTATATCAAGGACTAAGACTACTTTTAAATTGGAAAATGCAATTTTCCTAATATGAGTAGTAAATAGTTAAAATGAGTTAATACGTTGCATTTATTTTTTTGTATATTCAAGAATAGATTAATTTCTATTCTTTTTTTTTATAGCAACTTTTGTTAAAAATTTGAGTAAAAGGAGAGATTAATTATGTATGAGCAGGAGGTAGTTAGGAGGACATTAGTTAGATACTGTACTAAATGGGGTGTGAAATATAATCACATTGCAAGGACATTACATTTGAGTAAGTGTACTATTAGTCATTTTGTTAATGGAGACAGAAACTTAAGGAAAATCAATTTTGATAATTTAGTTAGTCTTTTAAAAAAGGTTAATTATTTATAATAAAAATTATAGGAGGTTTTTATATGAAACTAGATAAAGAAAATTATTCTCTACAGGAGGTGCAGGAAATATTAAAAGAATATGATACTAAAATGGCTGAGTTTGAGACCAGAATTAAAGAAGCAGATGCTCAGGCGAAGGATATGGATAATCAAACAAAACAATTAGAGACACTTACTAAAAGTAATCTTGAAAATTCTATCAAGGTTGAAATGCTAAAAAATGGACTTAGTGAGGATATGTTTGATTTGGTTGCAGATTCTAAAGACGTTGATACTGCAAGTAAAAAAATAAATAAGATATTAGACATAAAAAAGAAATCTGATATTAATAATAGTTATAAACCAAGTGAACATACAGCAGAACAAACAGCATATGCAGAAGCACAAAAAAATGGAGACGTTGGAGCAATGTTAAGAACAAAAATGTCCAAGTTATTCAAATAAAATTATCAAGTTATTAATTAGTAGTAGATAAAAATTCTATTACTTTTTTTTATAAATAAATCTAAAAATAGGAAGGAAGAATGTATAAATGATACAGACAAAAGATTTTTTAAGTATGGAAAATATAGACCTTATGGCAGAAATGGGGGTTGCACAACCTTTAGATACACCACTTACTACTTTATTAATGGGTAGAAATCAAGTCGATAAGGAGACAGCACCATTAGTATATTGGAGGGAGAAAACTTTAGATACCACAGCAGATATTTCACAGGTAGAAGGTTCTGAAACAACTGTATTTCAATCCTCAAGTAGAGTACCAAAAAATAATTATTGTGAAATATTTAAGAAAGCAGTGTCCGTCAGTGGAACAGCACAAGCAAGTAGTGTAACTGGAATTAGTGACCAGTATGCTAGTGAAATGGCTGACAGATTGATTGAATTAAAAGTTAACATGGAAGATAAATTAATTAATGGTGTAAAAAATGATGGAAGTGCTACTCCATTTATAAGACACCTAGATGGTATATTTAATTTTGTTGATGTAGGAAACAAAGTAACTGGAAGTTTAACTGTAGATTCTTTTAAATCCGTTGCTAAAAAGTTATGGGATAACGGATTAGGTTCAAACGGTTATATTTGTTTATGTAATGCAGATTTAAAAGAAAAAATTGATGATTTTTATAATACACAATACCAATATAATGCACCAACAGGCCAGTTTGGACTTGTGGCCAATACAATAAATACAAACTATGGCCAAGTTTCTTTAATGCTTAATAGACATATACCAGAAAAGAAATTAATAATTTTTGATCCTAGTTATGTACGTCTTGGATTTTTAAGAACACCATTCAGTGAAATACTTGCAAAAACGGGTGACTCTGTAAAAGGACAAGTAATTGCAGAAGCAACATTAAAAGTATTAAATGGAAAGGCACTTGCAACTTTAGATACTACAGTAGGTGCATAAAATAAATAGTACATATTTTAAGGGTAGTTGGACAATCCAATTACCCTTTTAAATTTGAGTAATAGGAGTGATTAAGAGTGAAAGAGATTAAAATTAAGAATTTAAATTATGAAGGAGTTGAAAAAATGGGATATACATAAACTCTAATTCTTCTTTAAAAGTGTTGATATGATGTCAACACATGAGAGAATTGGAGTAATTGACAATCCTAGTCAAACTAGGTGTGTCTTAAAGTAATACATAGAGTTTTAAATATACAATAAGAAGAGTTAGAGAGTATGATAATATTCCCTAACAAAAATGAATAAAAAATATGCAACAAAATTTCCAGAATGGACAAGAAACAATACAATTTATAACAGTTGTTTAAGTGATGATTTAGATTCATTATTTAGTACAATTTTATTAAATCAAATCAAAGGTTATGAAGTAACACATTTCTATGATTTTAGTAACATTTATAAAGCAATAGGCTATAAACAAACCAATGAAGTTGTAGCAGTCGATGTTGATACAATATATACAAAATGCTGGTCGAATCACGTTGTACCTTTTAATAATCCAGATAGTGCAAATTTAAACCAAGTTGAGGACATAGACAGATATAACTATTGTTCTAAATTTGCAGGATCGACTCTATTAGAGATAACTTCCTTATATGACATTGATATAAGTATGTTGAGTGAAGAAGCAAAACTGGTACTTTTATCAGTAGATTCAACATTTTTAATGTACAATTTTAATAAAGATAATTGCAAAAAAATATTAGTGAATGTATTGGAACTACCAGAACTATTTGAATTGTGTAAAAAATATTCAAATAATCAAGCGAAATTTTATAAAGTACAAGACAAATATAAAATGAAACAAAAAATACATATTAATGATGATGGAATGTTAGAAACATCTATTGATTTAGAAGGACTATCAAAATTATTTGGTATGTCTTTTATTTTGCCTAAAAATAAATTTCAGGCAACACATACATTACATATAGAACATTTATATGATGTACAACTAGATGCTTTTATAAAACAATTACAAGAAAATCATAAAACAATTTTTAGTGCAGCAAGGACAAGAAAAAATTATATTAAGTTGTCGTATATTTAAATTTAATTAATTACGAAAGGAAGAATTAAGAATGGAAAATTTAAGTAAAAAAATTGGCAATGCAAGAGGGGTTCTCACACAGGTGATGAAATATTATGGAGTCAAACAGATTCCTATAAAGAAATTGCTAAAAAATATAATTTGCAACCAAAAAAAAGTTTATTCCAGAAAATAATAAGAATATTTCAATAGATTGAAGGGGGCGACGGAATATCGTCCCCCTTTAAAAATTACAGAGGTTGTAAGGTAGTGGGATTTGCTCCTGCTACCTTATTTTTAAAATTACAAAGGTTTTTAAATGACCTTAGTTAGAATAAGGAGGATTTTATTAAAATGAAAGATAAATATTACACTTTTAATAGATATTTAGCAATGGCACTAAGTTGGTGTGGCTACCATTTTGAAAAAAATATAGTTAATGGTGGAAAGCCAATGTACATATTTCAAAGAACAGAAGAATTTGAAAAGTGCTTGTATGAACTTGTTGAAACAAAAAAAATATATGGAAATGAATTTTAATTCTAAGTTTTTATTGCTTAGGATTTTTTTATTTGCAAAATTAGGAGGATTAAATTATGGAAAATAGTTATACATTAATAAATAATGATACTGGAGAAATAGTTGATGAAGATTTTGGCTTTGATACATTAGAGGATAGAGAACGTAAGAAAAAATGTGCAATTAAAGCAAAGGATTTTGAAGAATATAAGGAAATTCAATCTGAATATATGGGAAATTTTATATTCTTTTTATATAATTCATTGGACAAATTAAAAAAAGTTCTATCTGATGCAGATTTATGTAAATATATAATGTTGGCCACCTATATAAAAAAAGATGGCTACTTAATATTAGATAATAATAAAACGTACATAAATAAAAAGAAAATGCAGGAACTTTTATTAGTTGCTAAAGTAAACTTTAATAAATTTTATAATAATCTTATTGAAAATAATTTACTTGTTGAAGAAGAAAAATCTAAGAAATATAAAATAAATTTGAACATATTTTGGCGAGGATATGAAAAAGACTATAAAAATTTAACTAATAATAAGTTAGAAAATTACACTCGTTTATACATAGATGCTACAAGGGAACTGTACAAACTTAATTATAAAAAATCGAAAAAGTTAGCAATTGCTTATAAATTAATACCTTATGTGAATTGGAAGTATAATGTGCTATGTCCCAATATTAAGGAAATTGATAAAAGTAAAATTAATCCGTTGACGATAAAAGATGTAATGAATATATTAGGTTATAGTCAGCATCATATAGCAACATTTAAAAAAGATTTTTATGGAATAAAATTTCATGACTATGTATTATTTAAGACATTACAAGATGATCCAGACTATACAACTTCAACGATAATAGTTAATCCGTTATTTGCTTATAGGAACAAAGAAGTCAAAGAGATAGAAGGTTTATTTGTTATATTTAATATAAGGGTAAAACGTTGATATTATTAGGGCTAAAGGGTACATTCACAGTTAGCGTTACTTTTTTGGCCAAAAACTCACAGTTAGCGTTACTTTCTGAAAGTCCAGAAAATGTTGATATTACTAGGCTTATGACTGATATTTCTATATGGCCACCTCTTTAATCTTAGGATATAGGCACTCACTTAGAGGAGGGACTACAGTTGGGAGAATTACCAAAAGTATGACCTTGATTGAGTTAGTACATATATACATATACAAGTTTCAATTAATTTAGTTATACATATATATAATCCAATATATAAAAAATCTAATATAAATCATTTTTGATTGGATTTGCGAGGTACGAAGCAAAGACACATCAAAAATATGAGGTGTGTTGGATTGTGGACTGTAAGGGAACAATTCATAAACACCGAACATATACACAATACTGACTAAGTTAAACTTAGGATGATGTCTTCTACATTTCTTATTGAAAACTTTCAATCCCATAACCAAGCCATTTATTACTATCAATTTGTGGACTATATACACCCTATATTAATCCTCAAATTTATCTACAAATTATTATACATAATGTTGGTATAAAGGGTACTATTATTTGACGTACCCTTAGAAGGATTACCCATTTTAGGTAATTGGCATCTTGCTTGAACGGCAATGTGGTTATCCGATCTTCATTGTCAAGATGTGTCGCAGAACACGTTATTTGGTTCGGATTCTCATACCTCATGGGAAGGAATTGGTATATTCGTTTTGAAGAAATCCCCACATATGGGGAAAACATTTTAAATGTCTTGGTTATCCGTGGGTGGAAACTATTTCGTTAACGTTTGAAACGTCCTCGGATGGAGCATATTGAACTACATTCAAGTTTAAGCCGAGTCCAAAATTGGATTGTCCTAAGTTTAACTTAGTGTTATAGGTCGTAACTAAAAAGTAACGACCTCTGATAAGCATTGTTTGAGTATTAGTGGTTGTCGATTTTATATCGAATACCTAAGTTTGTTATCCTTTTGGGGACAACAGATTTACATAAGCGAAATTTTACTCCTATGTAAAAAACATACCGTTTGAAACGACCTGTTTTAAATCACATTATTTGCTATCACTCAGAGTGATCGAGTTACAAAGGGTGTCCCATTGCAGGACATAAGAATATTTATGATTCACCATGCAGGGCGATTTTTAGAATTGACCGTTGGTGGAAACTATTTGATGTCACGTCAAACTTGTTAAATTAGCGGTTTTCAATGTGAAACTCAGTGTCACAGAGGGACTTAATATCCCTGACATAGGAATACCATATGGTAATAATATAAGTCCATAAGACTATATATACTATACTTTAGATTGGCTTATAATAAAGTTTTAATTTTACAATTAGGAGACTACTATACCCCAAAACAGGGTGTAGTTTTTTTTATTTAAATTTAAGAAAGGATGATTGATTTTATGAAAAAAAAGCATGGTAGAAATAAATTTAGAAGATTATTAAATGATTTAGGAACACCAAAAAAATATTATTATTTTTGTTGGAAGAATAAAATAGATAATTTCAAAATGAAATACTCTGAAATGACCAAAGAAGATTTTATGAAAAAATTTAAGTTTTCTAGTAAATCAATGGCGATATTTAAACAATGGGAAGGTTCACAAGAATATCAAAAAATATATAGAGCATTGCTTGAAATTAAAAGTGATGAAGATTTAATTAATATATACAATGTTGTAAGAGATAAGGCATTAACTGGAGAGGATAAAGCAGTTAAAACATTTATATCGTAAGCGATAAACTACCCAGTGTATAAGCATAAAAAATAAACGACCATTCATTAAAATGGTCGTAATTTATTATGCTTTCTTTTTGCATGAAGATTGAACCCATTGGTCCCAGGGCAGGTATTCATCCAGGAATTCTGGATGTGCTTCAAATTGAACGCCTGGTAAATTTTTAAACAAAAACTTGAGATAACTATAGGGCTCAAGGCCGTTAGCTTTAGCCGTTTCAATTATACTATAAACTGCTGCACTGGATTCAGCTCCCCTTGGACTTCCACTGAAAAGCCAGTTTTTTCTTCCTATCGTAAATGGTCTTATGCTATTTTCTGATAGGTTGTTTGAAATGGCACAATTTCCATCCATAAGATAGTTCATAAATCCTTCTTTATTCTTTACTGCATAATCTACTGCCTTACCGAGCCTTGATTTTGGAAGACAACTGTGTTTTATAGAATTAGCCCAGCTCCAAAAGGCCTCAAGAATCGGTTTTTCCGTTTCAAGACGCTTCGTTTTTCGCTTATCAGGTGTAAGATTCACAAGTAGTTTTTCTTCTGAAAAGAGTTTATTGCAAAAGTCAATTCCTATTGCCGGAAGTGTAGCTTCTGGACTTTTTATGTCTTTCGGAAGTGCTTCAACAAAATACCTTCTAAGATGTGTCCAGCACAGACATCTTGTTATTCCAGGTACTTTATTGTATCCACTATAGCAGTCAGTATGAAGATATCCTTTAAAACCTTTCAAAAATTTTTGTGGACAATTTCCACTTCTTGAAGGCTCGTAATCAAATAACCTTATCGGTGTCTGGCTTCCTGCATACGTACTGTATACCCACATATAGGATTCAGATGTGTTTTTCCTTCCAGGCTCCATAAGTACCTGTACAGGTGTCTCATCTGCATGCAAATATTTTTCTTCAATAAGTTTCTGGTGCATTAATTTTGTAAGTGGTATCAGCCAATCTCTAGCTGCAACCATAATCCAGTTACTCATTGTTGCACGGCTTAGCTTTACCCCCAGTGACTCCCATTCTTTCTCCTGACGGTATAGAGGAAGGGCATCTACAAACTTCTCATACATGATATGGGCAACTGTAGATGGTGAAGCCATTGAATGCTGTACTACAGGATACGGCATTGGTGATTTCTCTATATAAGGCAATCCTTCTTTTCTGCATTTCCTGCATTCGTAAGATTCCCGGTAATAGTCAATAACACGAACTTTTGCTGGAATAAATTCTAATTCCGTGCGGATAAGTTCTCTGCCAATGCTTACTAGAGATGTTCCACATTTTTCACAGAAACGTTCGTCTTCTTCAAGGCCACAAATTACTGTATCATGGGGAATATCTTTTAGAAGTTCTGCCCGTTGTCCATTGAATTTCTTACGTCGGTAGTTTGCTACTTCTTGTAATGTTGGTTCCGGCGCAGACGGCTTGCTTTCTGTTTCTACTTCATTAAAAAGGTTTATCTGGCCTGCAATTACAGATGTTTTTTCACTGCTCCTGCCAAATAACTTATGTGTTAAAAATTCAACTGTCTCATGGAGGGTTTTATTCTCTTTCTCCAGCTGTATTATGCGATTTTTAAGTTCTAGAATTTCATTTTTGGTATACATAATTGAGACAGTTCCTTTACTATTTTTTATATCTATTATTATACCATAAATTTCTATAAAACCGCATGATTTCAGATTTCTCTGACACTAGAGGGCATTTTGTACATCTACCTTTTTTACAGCCTTCGGCTGATTCAATGACAGTCCTTCCATGAGCCACCGAAATTCTCGAGGAGTTATGCATTTTACTGCCTGTGCATCCTGCGGCCATTGAAAACGTCCATTTTCTAATCTTTTATAAAGAAGTACAAAGCCATCTCCCTCCCAATATAATGCCTTCATCCTGTCTCTTTTCCGGCCACAGAACAAAAATAAGCTATTTTGGAATGGATTCAGCTCAAAATTCTGCTGTACAATTGCAGCAAGTCCATCAATGGATTTTCTCATATCTGTATATCCAGTTGCAATATATACCTTCTCTGCTTTTGAAATATCACCCAACATTTCTGAGCACCTTTATAATATTTTGAATTAAACTTTCTGAGGCACTGTTGTGAATTTCAAGTACTGCAGAGCCTAAATGGACAATAACATCAGCTTGGGATGTTCCTGAAGGAACATAAGCTGTATTTGTAGAAATAGCATTAGATATTTTGGGCATATCCATTGGAACTATTTGTCCCTGATGGTTTATTGAAGGCAGTGCTTTACAGGCAGCAGCACGTATTTTTCTTAACCAGTAGTAATAACTGTTTGTTTTAATTCCATTATTCCTGCACCAGGGAGATACATTTTCTCCACTATCCATGCATTCACGTATAGTCTTAATCCATTTATTCATTCTATAATCCTGTGTTGTTTTTTGTACATCCATTTAAAATCTCCTATTAAAGTTTTTCAAGTTAACTTTAAAAACTTTAAAACTTATTTTAGAAGATTATCTCACATTTTTTAAACACTTTCTATCCAATTTCTTATTTGACGCTTACTTTATATCTATTAGAAAAGAATTAAAAACAAATAGTAATAATTTTGATGAACCTAAAGAAATAGATAAGGATAAACAAAAAGAAGAATTTGACAACTTGGATATATCAGAAGATTAGAGGTGTTTAAATGAATATTACAATTAAGCAAAAAATACAGAAGATTAATAATAGTCCTGTTTTATGGTTGAAAAATTTTGTTAAGATAGTAGATAATCATTCTGAAGAAGTACATTTTAAAGTAAATGAACAGCAAAAGGATTTTATAAAAAATAAGCAGAGATTTAATATTATTGGTAAGGGTAGACAACTTGGTATGACTACATTATCTCTTGGCCTGATGTTGTGGACTGCTATTACAAAACCTAATAAAAATTGTATTGTTTTATCCTATAGTGGTGATGCAGTAAATGAAGTATATACAAAACTTCAAAAAATGTATGAAAGTATACCTGAAAAATATACGGTTGGATATAGAAAATTTAACAGACATGAGTTATTGCTGAATAATGGAAGTAGGATAACAAATAGTACAGTTGGCACTAAGGAACTTGGAAGAGGAAGTACATACAGTTGGATACACTGTACCGAATTTGCCTTTTGGGAAAATGAACAAGATACAAAAGGATTATTGGCATTGGAACAAGCACTGGCTAAAGACAAGGATAGTTGTATTGTTATTGAATCTACAGCAAACGGATTAAGCAATAATTATTATCGTTTATTCATGAACGCTTATAAGAAACATAGTAAATATAAGGCGTTTTTTTATCCTTGGTATTCAGATAAAAAGCAATTTCATGATGATTATATAGAGGCCGAAACATGGTATAAAAGTGTCAATCATGGACATAGATTACCTTCTGATGATTTAACACCATATGAACAAAAATTATATAAAGATGGTGCTAGTATTCTACAGTTGGAGTGGAGACAATGGAAGTTACTTGATACACCTAAAGACCAATTTCGACAAGAGTTTCCTAGTACGCCAGAAGAAATGTTTATTTCTAGTGATGTTGGTGTATTTGATGAAAACACTATAACAGAGAGATATAATTATATTCCAGATATATTAAGTACAAAAGAAATAAAGGAGTTACCTTTATCATTACAAGTTTATTACGGTAATGGATTAAATATATATAAAGATGTAAAGAAAACTGAAAAATACTATGGCGGAATAGACGTAGGAGCAGGACTTAAAGGAGACTTTAGTTCTATTTGTATATTAGATAGTTCAGGAGAACAGGTTGCAACATTCAATAGGAATGATGTACCTGTTTATTTATTTGCAAAAATTTGTTATGACCTTGGATATTATTTTAATTATGCAATGCTATTGCCAGAACGTAATACATATGGCCTTGACTTAATTACTAGGTTAAGGAAGGAAATGGGATACATACAAATATTAAAAATTAAAAGGTTTGATAAGATTAAAGGCCAGAAAATTTGGGACTATGGTTGGTATACAGATAATGTAAGTAAAACTAAAATGGTAATGGATTATAAGGAAGCATTTGAAACTGGTATTGTACTTGTCAACGATAGAGATACATTAGACCAGATGCGAATATTTCAAGAGCATAACGGAAGTTTTGGCAATGAAAAAGGTTCACAAAATCATGATGACTTAGTTGATAGTTTTTGTTTAGCATTGCAATCGCTAAAGAGTGGAAAATCATATATATAGAAGGGAGATAAATAAATGGATTTACAAGAATATATTAATTTATATTATCCAAATAAATTAAATTGGTTTGTTGATGAATGTAATAAACAAATACATCAAGATAGAATTATGAATATGTTTAATATACAGGAATATTTAAATGGTAGTCATGCTATTCTTAATCGTGCTGATACTGTATATAATGGTAGAACATTTAAAACTACTAAAATTATGCTTCAGTATGCAAAGCCATTGATGGCATTTCAGAAGAGTTTTTTATTAAAAAATCCAGTAACATTGACTTGTGAAGATGATAATACATTAAAAGCAATGAATGATGTATATAAGCAGGGTAGATTTAATAGTATTGATAATAAAATACTTGATAAGATGAATAAATATGGCCTTGCAGCAGAATATTTATATATTGATACTGATATGAATATTAAAAGTAAAATAATACAACCTATAGACAGTTATCCAGTATTTAGTGATACAAATGATTATATTTGCTTTATAGAGCATTATACTATACTTGCAAGTGGTATAAGTTATTATAATGTATTCTATAATGATAGGGTAGAAGAATGGGATAATCAAGGTGGAGATGGGTTATATTTAAGAAATACATATAAAAATCTTAGTGGACTACCTATATTATATTGTAAACAGGAAAATGAAGAAGATGTTACTCAAGGTAGAAGTGATCTTGAAGATTATGTTAATATAATAGATAAGATGGAAGAATTATTATCTAAATATCATGACAGTTTTTATAAATTCCTTAACCCGATACCAGTTGTAACTGGTACTAAATTAAACATAGATAAGAATGGTAATGGTGCTATTGATAAGAATATAGTTGGTAATTGCCTACAACTTGATGATGGAAGTAATTTTGATTTAGTATTAAGTAAGATGGATATTAATAGTATGAAAGAAATGTATAAAATATTAATGAATAGTTTAATGGATATTAGCATGACACCAAACATTGCATTTAATGGTGGTAGCAATCCTGCAAACCTTGCAGAAGAAAGTATTAGAATGATGTATACATTGCCAGTATTAAAAGGCTCTATGAGTGCAGAATACTTGAAGCAAGGTTATTATATTAGGTGGGAACAGATAGAGAAGTTATTAAAGTATAAAGGTATTAATGCCGATGGATTAGTTGATTGTACGTTTAATATGAGTATACCGAGCAATGAGACAGAATTAGTTAATAATATAGTTAATCTGTATAATAATCACCTTATGAGCATTGATAGTGCAATTGAGCATAGTCCATACACAAATGACATACAAAGCGAGATTAAGGCAATACAAGCCAATAAGGACAGTGATAATAATATAGGTACTACTGATAAGGATAAAGGTACTGGTGCTGATTTAAGTAATTCTGAAGGTGCTGGTGATAATAATACTGTTGATAATAGCACTGATAATAATAGTAATGATTAAACATATATAGTTGATAATAATATCAATGTTGCTGATAATACATACACTAATTAAATAGTAAACACAATGAATTAAACAATTAGTAACTGATGATTATTATTAATTATAAATATATCTGAAAGTGTTGATATTGGTGGGTAGTAGAAGTGAGGTATTAGGGAACATTTGTTTGTACCATGTGTTACGGAAAATTGGAGAATTTTAAAAAAGTAATTAAAAAAAGTTTTTAAAAATTCAAAAAAATTCGGAAGTCATGTTCCGTTACATCCGAAAGTTGAGTAATAATAAGTAATATATATAATACTTATTATATGAAATTATCCAATTATGTAAATATATTATAATAAATATACATAAGCGTGGAATTTTATACAATGGTAAATAGTTACATTTTAATGCATATATGCACTGACATACATAGTTTTCTGTATAAATATGCTGAATAAATCTAAATGAGAATATATACAGTTACGAAATAAAAAAACGAAGTTCGTGTTAAGCCAATAGTATCAATGGATAATGACTATTTTAATAAACTTGATTAAGTTCGCTAAGGGTTTATTTAGCGAAGTTGATGTATCAATTGAATTATATTATCATTTAGCAATCCTTTTAAAAATGTATAAAATTTCATGAGGCACTACTGTAATATAGGGGTGACTTGAGATAAAATTTTGGTTTTATTTGAACTCATTACCCCTTTTTTTAAATGATGCTTTTTAGTTAATCCAATTTTACACACACCAAAAATTTTAATATTTTAGCAGGATTTGACTATAGATTATAGAATATTATATATGAAATGCTAGTAAATTGTTAAGAAAGTAGGGATTATATTGAAAATGGATGAATTGGGAAACGGTGGTTATGATAAAGGTGAACTTATAGGCAAAATTATCTTTTATGTACTTCAGTATGAAGGTGACGATTTTATTGCTAAAATTAACAATACTGAACCTAAAGGTCACAAAAATCTTTATAACAAATATAGAAATCAATATATTGATAAAATTTTTAGTGATTTTAAAGCATATATGGGAGAAAAATTTAATCTAACAGAAAAGAGTAAAATGGACTATATTGAATATGCTAAAGATGAAAACGTAAATTTAAAGGTTCGACTAAAAAAAGATCCTTATAAGTATAGTGATATGTTTTTTATGTCATTTGAATATAATAATAAAAATTTCCAATATGAATTGAGTATTAATCCTAATCGTGAATTTACAGAAATAGAAGATTGGACACTAGATTGGACAATAGGTTGTGGTACTGTTCGTGAGCCAACAGCAAATTATAGAAATATAAATATAAATGAATTAGACGAAGATATTAAGTTTTTTAAACGTGAAAAAGATTTTTTAGAAGATGCACATAATAAAAATAGTGAATTAATTAAAGATATTAAAATGATGCCATTCCATATAGAGGTTGGAATAAGGGAAGGGGATTTTTTAACAAATAAATCAGATATAAAAGAGGTTATAGATTACTTATTAGAACAAATTGATAAAAAGTAACTTGAAGAATAATTAATACTAGGGGTTATCTCAAGATAAATAAAATATTATGAGATAACCTAATTTTATACCCAAAAATAATATTTAAAGAAGGGAATGATTAAATGACTAATATAGATAGGCTAAAAATGGAAATAGAAAGTATTACTCTTACAGATGAACAATTATCTATATATTTACAAGAGAACGACTTAACGTCAACAAATGAATACACTCCGACATCCAATATAAATAAAAAGAATATATATAGAACTGCATTATCAATACTTGAGTCCATAGCAAATAATCCAACATACATGAGAAATGTTAAAAATAATGATATGACAATAACTGAATTCAGTAAAAATATAAATAATAGAATTGACTCTTTAGATAGAAAAATACGTCTAATGTCGAGTGATGATAATGATAATGGTACTGGAGCAAGTTTTGTATATTTGTTTACAGAATAGAAGGTGATTAAATGATAAATGATTATTTTTCTATAGCACCAACTTATTTATTCATGATTAATCAGTTTGGAAAAACAATTGAATATAAACATGGGACTACTTTTTTAGGAATAGTCCAAGAAATAGATGATAAATTACAAAGTATTGATAGTAAATACCTTTTAACAGTAGAAGATTTGAAACAAGGCACTGAAATATCATGTGATGATGTAAATTATTTGGTTATGACCAGAAATGAAAAAGTAAATGGAGTTTATTATAAGTACACAATACAGAAATGCCCTTATGATATTAATTTTGTAGCAGGGGGTGTACTTCAAAGAATACCATCAATAATACAAACTAAAACTATAGATATACAAACAAACCAAAGTATTATATTGCCAGAAGGTAAAATTATTATTACTATAAGTAGGAACAATACAACGAACAAAATAGCAGTCAATGACAGATTTATTGCTATGGGAAGTGCATGGAAAATTTCTGGACTTGATAAATCATGCGAAGGAATAATCAAAGTCAATGCAGATATAGACCAAATAATGACAGGTGATGATATAATTAATGAAATACCTAATAATACTCAAAAACCTTCTTATTCATTTACTGTAAATCCCGCATCTGTTTCTATAAAGAAGGGACAAACACAACAATTAACTGTAGTTGTATCTGAAAATGGCACTCAAATAGAAAATCCTACATTAATATATAAATCAAATAATGATAATATAGTAACTATTTCTGATACTGGGATGATTACTGGAATTGGTGAAGGTTCTTGTAATATAAAAATATCTTATATTGGCGATTATAACACAGCAAGTACAAGTATTAATATAGAAGTAGCACCAGCAGAAGCAGAGCATAATTATGTACTATCTGTAAGTCCAGAAAGTATTAATATAGATAATGGAAAGACTCAGCAAATAACAGCAATAGTAAGTGATAAGGGAACTGCAATAAGTTTACCAACTTTTATATATTCAAGCGATAATACAAGTGTTGCAACTGTAAGTAATACGGGGCTTGTTTCAGGTATAAGCGTTGGAAGTGCTAATATTATTGTAAATTACATAGGATTAGACAATAAAACTTATTCTAAGACGATACCAGTTACAATTACAGCACAATTAGTTAAAACTATAGGAATTACACTTAATTCAACAGATACTACACTTAATCCTAATAAAATTAAAATAAATCATACTCAAAATTATATTATTAGTGAAACCGATAGCAATGGCAATGTTATAAATGATACATTTACGGTTACAGGAAGTGGATGTGATCCAAGTTATTATTCTTTGACTATAACTGATGGTAATAATTTTAGTATCAATAATTTAAAAGGTACAGGTAGTCAATATTTAACTGTAACTGCTACAAGCAAAACAAATCCTTCTATTAGTGGAACTATCAAAATTAATTTAGCAGCAAGGTGGTAA